CTTCCGATCTATATCCTCATCCAATGACACGGTTTATACAAAGTATAGTGGTTATTGGTGAGGATGAAGAAAAAACTAGATATTCTCATTTTGATACTCAAAGACTACTTGAGATATTAGATAATATTATAGAAGATTTAGATGAGTGATGAATTAAAGTTTTTAGAACCATTCAGTGCAACCATTTTAGAACGTCAAGTACCAGATCGATTTGTTGAAATCGTTAACAAGGTTGGTGATGAAGTTTTGAACAATGAAACAACTTCAGCAAAATGGAATTTCTCTGAAAATCTTGTTGGTAAGGTTAGTAAAGAAGTACAGATTCCTTTGACCGATAAAGAAGAAAGGAAATACACTCTGGACTTTATGAAAGAGTCCTGTCTTTTGTATCTACAACAAATGATAGAAAAGAATCGTTCTTATGAATGGAACAAATTGACCGGCTTAGGCACTCCTGTAAACCTGTCTCCATCCATAGAGAATATTCATATTGCACAATGTTGGTTAGTTAGTCAGTACAAGGGTGAATATAATCCATGGCATAAACACAGTGGAAACTTTTCTGCGGTTATGTATCTCAAGATGCCCGAAGGTATGAATGACTTTATGGATAAAGAATATAAGGACCACTACCCAGCTAGTGGATTAATACAATTTATGTACGGCGAAGCTCAAGACTTCAGAAGTGATACTCTAATGTGTAAACCAGAGGTAGGAAAAATGTTTTTGTTTCCGTCTTGGTTAAGACATTCTGTTTATCCATTTTATTGCAAGGGAGAAAGACGTTCTCTTTCATTTAACGCATACTATACGGCAGGAAAATAATAATGATAATACTTGACATGAATCAGATATCGATTGCGAGTCTGATGATGCACTTAAACATGACAAAGGCTGATACAGTCGATGAAAATGTGGTTCGACATATGATACTCAATTCAGTCCGTATGTATCGAACTATGTTCAATCAAGAATACGGTGAGGTAGTCTTTACATGGGATTCCAGACATTACTGGAGAAGGGATTACTTTCCAGAGTATAAACTCAATCGTAAGATGGGCCGGGAGAAAGATAATCGGGATTGGGATAATATTTATGGTGTACTCAACAAAATTAAAGATGAGTTAAGGAAAAACTTACCTTACAAATATCTGGAAGTATATGGTGCAGAGGCTGATGATATCATTGCAGTTCTGTGTAAGAAGTACCAGAATGAGGATATTGTGATTGTGTCTGCTGACAAGGACTTCATACAGTTACACAAGTATCCAAAAATTAAACAACACAGTCCTAACACCAAGAAGATGATAAATGGGATTGATCCAGATGTATATATAAAAGAACATATACTAAAGGGTGATTCTAGTGATGGGATACCAAATGTTTTATCACCAGATAATACTTTCGTGGATGGGCTACGACAGAATCCTTTAGGTAAGAAAAAGATTGGAGTAATGTTACAGACAGATTTTGATGAACTACATGATGAAGTTAAACGAAATTATCAAAGGAATGAAAAACTCATAAACCTAGATAATGTTCCAAAGGAACTAGAATTACAAATTCTTAATGAGTTTGATTCCGCTCCATGTGGTGATCGAAGTAACCTGTTAAATTATTTTATATCTTCAAAATTAAAAACTTTGACTGAATCGATTGGAGAATTTTGATGCCAGACAGTACACTATTATTTTCAGAAGTGCTTGACCTTGTTCGTAAGGCCAAAAACAAAGACAAAAAAGTAGAAATACTTAGGAAATATAACAACCCTGCATTTCGCATGGTGATTAAAGCTTCCTTTGACCCCAACATTGTATGGGTTATGCCAGTGGGTGATGTTCCTTTTACACCGAATGATTCGCCTGCTGGAACAGAACATACTCGACTTTCAACTGAAGCAAAAAAACTTTACCGCTACATTCGTGGGGGAGATAACGTAACACCGCAATTCAAGAAAGAGCAGATGTTTATTCAGCTGTTAGAGGGGCTGCATGAAAGTGAAGCTAAACTTATCTGCGATGTAAAAGATAAAAAACTTCATCAAACCTGTAAAGGTCTATCTGCAAACGTAGTTCGTGAGGCCTTTGGTTGGGATGATAACTTCATGCAAATTGATTTGGACACCTATCCAGAAGGATCTAGGTCTGCATCAGGAATGATAGAGGAATAAATCCTTATAAATCCTTATAAATCAATGACTTACATGGGGGGTTGACAATGCCCTCTTGATATGGGATAATATGTATATAGTTTGAGAAATAGAGGTTGAGAAGGTGAGAGATTTATTAGGTCAAATAACTTTTGATGTTATTGAGAAACTAGGTCAAGCAACAAAAACAGAAATTAAACGTGCTGTTTATAGGTTCGCTGTCAAAAATAATTTACTAACAGAGGATTTTGTTGTCGCATACGGTGATATCGGTTGGGTATTTCAAAATCTTAGACAAAAAGAGAAAACTGTAAAAGTAAAAAAAATTGGAAAGGCTTGGATTTGGACGGTTGCTTAAAACTGTTGAAAAATCAATGACTTACATGGGGGGTTGACAATGCCCCCTAAATTTGCGATAATATGTATATAGTTTGAGAAATAGAAAAGGAAAAATTATGACAGTTTCAGCAATTTTCAAAACACAAATAACGGCATTGGTTTTAGGGACTCTGATGATTTCAAACTCATATGGTTCTGAAAGGAACCTCTATGAAAGAATCGTAAAGAGTGCCGTCGAGCAAATCGTCATTCAGAAGGTTAATGACGGGTCTTATGCCAACGGTGGTTTCTCAATAGAAAACATTTTCAGTTACGATGGTAACTTTGCTCCTTCTGGAAAATGGATTGCGAGGGCGCCGGGGAAATGTTTCGCAAACTGGAAAACTGGTGGAACGAATTGTTATTAAAATCAATATAGTTTGGAAATGATGAGGAAAATATTATGAAGATGTGCATAGAAAGTGGTGTTGATTTGAATGATGGTGTTCAGAAAATGATTGACGCCATGGTTGAAGATTATGCCGATTGGACAAGTAAAACAGATGTTCCAGAAGAGCGTGTATCAGATCGTATCGCAGAATTTGCTGATAAATTTGAAGTTATTGACAATCGAAAATACATCAAGGTCGTCACCGACAAAAGTGTAACAGCTTTTGTTATGAAAGAAGATGACAAGAAATTTCTCAAAGGTGATATTCTAAAACCAGCTGGTTGGAACGCTCCCGCAAGAAACGCAGCGAGGGGTAATGTCCTTAAGGGTAACTATCCGGTAAACTGGACTGGCCCTCTCTACTTATAAGCATTAAGGTCAAGTTTGGTTTGCGGTGCAACCTCTCTCAACCTCATCATCAATTGCACCGCAAATGAAACCCAATAAGACATAAATATACACGATGATACAAAGTGAATGTCTTACTTGGGAACCCCGTGGGGGGCTCTTCTCGGAGCCCCCCACATTTCTTATCTTTATTTAGATAAAGAGGAATTTGAATGAATATTCGAATTACTGGTGGAACCGTCTATCAGAAAGAGGTTGCCTACAAAGTTATTGAATGGACTATTAAACAACTAAAACTTACTCGATTGAGTAGTTTATATATTCATATAATCCTTAAAAAACTTCGCGGTGCAGATGGTTACTGTTCAATGGAAGATGATGAAAGAAGAATCTTTACCATTGAAGCTCATAAAAATCTAAAACTGCGACAACTAATTATGACATTGATTCATGAAATGGTTCATGTAAAACAATTCGCAAGAAATGAGATGGACGACTTTCCTATAAATGGTCGCCAACGTTGGAAGTTAAAAACAGTTCCAATAAATGTAACATATTATGATATGCCTTGGGAAAGGGAAGCCCTACGACTTCAAGAAAAACTAACTGATAAATTTTGGAGAGAGGATCAAATATGAAAAAAAACATAAAAATAATTTCGATTATGTTGTTTCTGTTATCAGTTGCAACTGTCAGTGCAGTAACTATGGGATTTACCATCGGGCCAGGTTTCGCCCAACCGTTGTATACAGATATCGAT